GTTGCTTTCTTGTTTGTCATTTAACTTTTTTAGCTTTAGCTTTTGGTTTAGCTGGTGCTTTAATTTCGTAACGTGTTTCGTTAGGTTCATGCACAAGGTGTGATTCAGCACGTACTGCTTGAGCTTCAGTTTCGTATGTACCGATCACCTTACTTGTGTATGAGTCAATAATTTGATAAGACATAATTAATTTCTCAATACAATTTGATCTAATTTATTTTCGATGCGTACCATATGGTCTTCCATACGTTGCACCATTACTGATAAGTCAGCTTTTGATACGTAGTCTTGAGCGACACTTAATTCAATAGCATCAATACGTCTGTCAAGCCCACTGATGCGGTCATGCACGTTATTTATTCGGTTGTGTAGTCTGTTGTTAAGAGCTGCTCCACCGCCTATTAATGCGATAAGAGCAGTTACTGCTGCTTCCATCTATTCAAGTGCCACGATAGGTACGATGTCATTACATAGGATTTCAACACGTGAGCCAGGTCTAAAGGTAAAACCTTTTTGCATGATCTCTGTACATTTCAATGCTCTAACTAATTCATAGTCAAGTCGCATCTTCTGTTCGTGTTTACGAGCGATACCTTTACAGGTTTCGATCATGCCTCCATCAAGAGGTACTGAGAAGCTAATCTGTGCTCCCCAATTATTACTTTTGGTATAACTATCTCTATTCATAGGGGTAGTATCATTACCCATATAAAATGGTGATAACTGCATTGTTGTACCGTTGCAGCTGTTATTACCACTAAAGTATTGTCTAGACGGTGCTCCGTTGTTTTGAAACTGCACCGCCTGATTAGTTACGTTACCCGTAGCTGCTGCCACAGGACTAGACGTATTTTGAACCTTAGGATCTTCTGCGTAAACTGGGCTTACTGCGAGAAGATTGATAATGAGGTAGTAGTAGAAACCTGTTCGATAGTTTCGTTGATGTCGATTGTCTCTACTACACCTGCTGCTCTTTCTACCAGTTCTAGTTGAAATTGTTCTCCAGCATTTGTTACTGAATAAGTTGTGGAGCTGTCTAAGATATCCCCACTTGGTGTTACGTTTGTTCCTGACCATGATGAGTATTCACCACCATAGATCTCAGTCGCAATTGTTCGATCAATATCAATGGTGGTAGTAGTAGTAGATTGCATTGACCCCTGTGTAAAATTAGGGGTTACTTGTGCTACAGCTGGACTAGCCAGCATTAATAAAGCTAGTAAGTACTTCATTCGTCTTTCTTCTTAGAATCTGAGTCTTTACTGTTGGACTTATTGTTTGAAGTAGATAAACCAAACGTAGCAAGTGCTCCAGTAAATATAGAAGCAGGAAAAGTAATATCTCCACCAACGCTTTTCTTAAACATAGGTAGTTCAACATAATTAAGGGTGATAATAAAACCACTCCATACCACAACGCCTAGACGTACAAAAGTACCTAAGATTTGAAGTTCGTCTTCCGTATTCTCTTTTACCTTTGCTAGGAAGTTTTTGGGCTTTCCTTCTTTTTCTGTAATTTGCTCCATGCTTGTTTTATCATTGGTTTGAATAACATCACCAAATATTTAAATAGTGATTGTCCAAGTAATGTGGCAGCAACCGAAATAAAAGCTGTAGTTGCTGCAGTAGTCATAATAGTAGTTGTAGGCATTGGTACTTCAATGTCTGTAAACGGTACTGCTATGATTTGTGCTTCTGGTGGAACATAAGGTGTAGATATTGAAGCATTAGGTTTAGGTTGAACCTTCCCCTTGGGTTCCCTTTGAGTTTGATTAGGTGGTTGTATCGCCTTAACACCTGGCGGTGGTTTAAGTACACTAGGAGGCACCACAAGCGGCTTGTAAGAGGGTAAATCTGCCTTTGGTACTTCTAGGATAGGTCCGGGTAAATTAGGCGCTTCAGGCAGCCCCAGGGAGGGGAAGACAGGTATCTCTTCCCACTCCATTATTTAGTTGGAAACAAGCCGTTACGAATAAACTCAACAGCTTTGTCATCAATATCATTATCAGTTGATTGCACCAATTTGGTAAGCATATCAATGATAAGGAGCTTTACTTTTTCAGACTGTAGGAATGAAAATAGAATTGGACGGATAAGAGTAATCATGATTAATTAAGCAATTTTAGCTTTGCCTGCAGTCACTGCAGAGTTAAATGGAGTCAAGTCTTCTGTAGTCCAGTAATCTTTAGCAACCATAATTTCTAGGTGTGCTACATTACGACTAACAGTATCAACTTGTTCTGTAGTAAGTGTTTCAATAGCAACCAGTTCGTTAATAAGAGTAACGCTGTCGCCTGCTGCACTGTAGTTTTGTGCAATTTCTGTAGCTGTAAGAGTATCAGACATTTGATTTAAGAGTTTCGATTTCAGATTTAAGATCTTTGATTGCTTGAACTAAAACAGGAATTAGCTTCCCATAAGA